ATTGTTGCCGCTTTCTAAATTAATGGCGGGAGATTGCATACTGGTTCCAGTTAAATCTTCATACTTCATATTGGAACAAAGATAAGAAGTAGAAACTGTTGGAAATGAACCTACCGAATAAGAAAGACTATAAGAAGAAGGGAAACAGTTTCCAAATGCTATACCCTCCCAGCCCACAAGGTCAAGAGTTGATCCAAGATTAACTGAGCTTATTGCATCGTCTTCTTGGTCAGGTGCATTTAAAACATAAAAATTAGTGTTAGCATCTAAATATCCTGAAAACATCGGAACAAAACGATGGACTGATGTTTTACAAAAACAACCATAATATTCATTTTCTAATTCAGGCTCTGGAATATAAGTAAAATTTAATTGAACATCGGGTTGGCGAAAAATATCTGTAGAAGCATAATTTTTAGCTCCTAGTTGTTTTGTGTTTTGTCGAGAAAAAGAAACAGAATAGTTAGAATTCTGAACAAAATTATACAGATTCAAATCTACATTTGATTTAAAAAAAGAGCTTGTGGAATTTTGAACACCCACAATCGCATTATTGCTTTTTAAAATATTCCTTGCCATGTTAAGTTCCTGTTGGAATCACCCCAAGGGGATCTTCTTTGAGTGTTACATTTAATGTATGGGAATTATAATAATTCCATTCATGAGTCCACTCTGCACAATAATAAACCTTAGGTCTATTATATACAGAAGGAATCTGATGTTCAAACCTGCGATAACCTCCTTTGTTTTCTAAAAAGAAAAGCATGGATTTTAATTGCTGATCACTAATATCCTTATAGGTATAGCTCATATCAAAGGTAGCAATATTATTATTGGTTTTTAATCGCTGAACAAAAGAATTTTTATATTCTAATTTATCGGCCTTTATATCAACATTGTTTTGCGTTCCTATATCTGGCTCAAAGAAAAATTCCTTCGTCCATAGAGAAGAAGCTCCTGTTGGGCAGTTCGTCTCCGATGAAGTGTGATCTCCACTGCAATAATAAAAATTATCTAACTTGTTTCCATTTGTCGTTCCATCTGGATTTCTTCCTGTATATACAACATCATATTTTTTATAAGAGGATGATGGAGTCCACCCCTCAAAAGGAAGATTAACAAAACTACCACCTGACCAATTTAATAAAGTTGGAGCATGATCTATATTTATAGCTGCTGCTACCTCAAAGCGTTGGTTATTGACGAAATTAATAGCGTAGTTATCACAAAAACCAGAAAGTGTTTTATAAATTCCTGAGTTGTCGGGAGTAAACTCCATTGCTATATCTCCCGACTTGCTTTCAAAAAAGGTCGCTAGTTTTCTAGCTCCCGCCTCGTTTGTGTCATACTTTACTGAAAATTGAGCCGTTAAACTATTAACGGATAAAGGTATTAAATTGAAATAAAAATCATCCGTAAGGTAAGAGTGATTATTACTTTTGAATTCTACCCTAGACCCATAAGCGGGAGTAAAATCCATTCCTGACAATTCAGGGGTAACGGAGATACCTGAGATATTCTCATCTCTGTTATAGAATAAATTTTCACTCATTGATGACCTATATAGTTAAGTGTTAAACGAACGGAACCGTCTGCTGAAGATTTTAAGTCCTCCCCGACCAAAGAAGCATTAGGTATACTTAAAGATTGGAGAGTGGTTCCGTCTCTACCATTAATGCCAAACGTAACAGTTCTGTTGCTTTTCCCCGTTCCTAAAAAACTATAACCGCTCTCTAAAAACGCATCATCGACATCTACCTGAACAGTCGCAGTATATTGAATGGGGGAAACATGCTTAACCTCCACTGGGCTTTCTGCTCCAATCGTATAATAGGGTATTTTTTTTACATTTAAAGAATAATCAAATCCAATTATTCTGTTGGTTGTGCTGTTGTCACAAGTCGCAGTAATTGACCCCTGACTCGGTATAAATATATTTGTAGTCGCTGCTCCTGAAGCATTTACTCCGCTTTTCATTTCATCATAAACAACAAAAGAAGCATTAACCGTTGGTATGTTTCCTACTGCACAATTCACTGAGTAAGAAGAAAGATAGCCACTAAAAAATCCATATGATGTATTATCGTCATAATTAAAACTCCCCTTCATTACTTTAGAAGATCCTGTAAAATCAAGAACGGGATCATCATAAATTAAGTAACGAGAAAAAGAAACATTCTGTTGGGTTGGACCTCCAATCGTTGTAACCCCGTGCTGATACCCCAGAGGGTTTGTGGTTGAGGAACTGTTCTTATAACTAATGTCCAAGGATTGAATTCCCGACAACTCTCTAGCTGATGGTCCTCCCTCCCCCGAAATAAAAAAATGGGATTCGTAATTTAGTTTTGATCCATACATTATGCGTTAGCTTGTCTTAATGATCCACCCAGTCTCTTTTCATCGTCAATGACTTGTCTTACAACATCTCTAATTCTGAGAGCTAATGCTTGTTGGTCGTCTCCACCTTGTCCATCTTGTTCTGAAGTTCCGTCTGAATTAACCGTAATGTTAATAGTGCTTTCTCCTCTATTTTCAGAAACATCAATAAGTTCATCCAATCTTCCAACTACGTCTCCGTTATCTCCACCGCCTGAATTCAATGAGGCTAAGTTTCCTCGGCCCAATCGATCAGTGGTTGCTGCATTCATAACAAACTCACCACCCGACAACATTGTCGGCACAGTATCTACTCCAGCCGCATAAGGAATAGCTCCACCTGTAGCCTTTGAGGGCATTTGTCTACCTAAAATTCCTGGGATACCTCTGGCAAAATCTCTCCCCCTGTTATACCATCTAGAGGACAATGAATTTTGACCAAACAGTCTACTTAATCCGTTGCCACCACCTGCTCCACTAAGCTCGCTCGGATCTACAGGAATAGCTTTAAGAACTTCTGTTTGATTTGGATTTGGTGTTGGCTTTTTACCAAAACCACCTGTTGCGAAGTTGAGACCTGCTGATATAACGGCTCCTAGTATAGCTCCACGGAGAGCTTTCTTTTGTTGTCTTTCTCTTTCTTTAAGCTCTTGTTCATATTCGTATTGCCTCTTCCATAAACCAAACGATTTTTCCCTTGACCTGTATTCTCTTTGGGAAGCTGGACTGTTTGCTAATCCAAATTGAGTGAGTCGTATGCTTTGAGGTTCTAAATAAGCGGATGCAAAGTTACTTCCGCTTCCAATTACATCCTGTGCTCCTGTTGTTCGGCTTTGAGTTGCAAAGCGCATTAAATTATCTTTGCCAACAATTGGCCCTTGTCCGTATGTTCCTGGGGTGAATAATCCACCGACAGCCATTGTTTGGATGGCCCCCCTGTTAAGTGCTGACATGAAATCAACACCATATTTTGACACAGCATCCCTACGCATCACAAACTCGCCACCTGTGAGCATGGTGGGAATATCATCTCTTACTCCTGAGCCTCCACTGATCATTCCTCCACTATTAGCCCCCAAGAATCCACCAATTCCTGAAGTTATATTGCTCATCGCGGCCCTCATGTTTGCCCGCGCCATATCTAAAAAGAAATCTGCCGCAGCAGTCCTAAGAGTTTCTCCTAAGCTCTTCCCTTTAGCAATCGCATCTACTAGCCCATCAGAAATTCTATCAGTGAACTGTCTAGCTGCATTTGTTAAATCTGTAGTAAGTTTGTTGTTAATTTCTTGTTGAGTAAAAACAAAAGCATTTTTTAGTTTTGCCGAAAGACTGTCATTTACCTCTAGCCTTTGTTTTTCTAAAGCTAAAATCTTTTTCTTCGCTTCAATAAGGTCATTTTCAGTTAGAAGACCTTTTTCATCTAAATCTGCAATTTCTTGTTGTATTGCAAATTGCTTTTCTAAAATAGGAATTTCTGCGGTTATGGTTCTTCTTTCTACACTAGTTCTAGCGAGAAATCTTTGATCCTTTTTTTCTTGAAGCACTGCTTGGCCAGTTGCGAACGCTTGACCAGAGAGGCTCGTTCCTTGCGCCGTTCTTTGCCCTGTTTCAAATCTACTTCTAATATTTGATATCATGCCTTCTCCTGTTCGGGCGAAAGCAAAATCAAACCTTAATTGTTCGGCGGTTTGTTTTAAAGTTCTTGCAAAGTCAGCGAGTAATTGTGATAAAGATTTAAACCCTTCTGCCAACCTAGCTGTCTCGTCATCAACCTCCTTTTCTTTCCCGCTTTCAGTCCTTTTAAAGAAAAAGCCTTTGACTGCATCTCCTAATTTTCCTGCGGCATCTTTAAGACGAACTCCTGCATCACTATCTCCGATACTCCCACCAAAGCCAAAACCGAAAACATTAAATCTGTCTTTTCTAAGAACTTTATCTAACTCTTCAATTGCTTTTTTAAAGCCGTCAATCCCGTCTCTTTCAAGAATGGTATCAATATCTTCAAGATCTCCTTCTAAGAAATTAAACTGTTTAGTTAGTTGTTCTAGTTCTCCTCTAAATTGAGAAACAGCCCGAGCCTCTTCTATTTTTATTCCAATTTCTCGCGACTCAAATTGTTTTTGTGAGATTTGTAGCGCCCGCTGAACAGGGCCAAGGCTTTGATTGTTTTGAAGTCTTCTAATATCTCTTCCAATGCCAGCTTGCTGTCCTTGTAGGTCTAAGTCTGCTGTAAATTCTTTCCTTTCCCTCGCTTGCTGGCGTAGAGCTATGCGTCTCTCTAGTATTCTTTGATTTTTTTCTTGTTCGGCACGGAATTTGGCTTCTTCTTGTATATTTTTCTTTAATTGTTCTCCTAAATTTTCAGCCCCTTCCACTTGCGCCTCAAGATTTTCAATTAGTTTCTTACCTTCTGCCTCAGATTTTTTGTCTAACTTACTGAGTCTTAACATTATGTCCTCTCTTACCCCTTCTTTTTGAAGTTTTTCAACTGTCAAACCTGATAATACTTCCTCAAGTTTAACTTGTTCGTCCTTATGTAAGGATAATTTTTCAATTCCATCAATCTCTTTACTCATAAGACCAGCTACCTTAAGGGCTGTTGCCTCATCTTGCTTTCTCATGTCTATGCTAGCCTTCATCATTGTGAGTTCTTCCTTGTGGAATTGTCCTCTCGATTGAGCTATAGCGAGAAATTTTTCTTCGCTACTAATCATTTTTTGCTTAGCTGCGAAGATATCTAATTCATTTTTTAAGCGAATTTTGGCAAGGTTGGCTTGAATTTGATCTACTTTTGCTTGGGGGGATTGGTCTCCAAATCCACCACGAAACCTTTGTAGTATTCCTTCAAACGCGACTTCTTGATTCAACTTTCTATCCGCGAAAGTCCTCCTAAAAGACTGTTCAAATTCTCTCTTTGTCTTTTTTTGAGCATCAGTAAGATCTACCCCCTCTTCCTTGGCTCTGGCCTCATCTTCAATTATCTGTCTAGCCGTGTCCCTTTGAGCGGGGGTCATGCTTGTAGTAATCTGATTTATGGACTGTTGCATGTTTACTCCTTCACGAAGTAATTGCAGTCTATCCAGAAGGGGAGCTATGTCTTTCATAGGGTCAAGCTTTTGTTCTCCTAAGTCCCTATCTCTTTCTCTCGCGGCTGATTTTATAGTGCGCCCCGCAAACGTCATCTCCCCCATGGTCCCCGCTTGCATACTCTCGATAAGCGTATTAACG